GCGCGGCAATGGCGCGTCACGTCCGTCACGGCCCTGCACACGTCCCAAGCGCAGCAATGCGCCGTCGGTGCGGGTCATGCAGAGCTGGCCTTCGACGTCGACCAGCGCGTCGATCACGCCGACGCCGTCGCGTCCGGGCGGTCCTGCCTCTGGAGCAAGTGCAAGGCGCGCCTCAAGCGCAGAGATGCGCTGCTGCATACTGGCCAGGTGCTCGCCGAGATATTGCCGAACGACAGGCGCAATTGCCTGCATGAGCCCAGCTATGGTCGCATGATCCACTGGCGGTGGCCCTCTCGTGTTCTGCGGCCGGCTGATCCGCTCTCGCTTAATCTGCTGCCGACAGGACGACGGCACCGCTCCCCAGCGCTTTGGTCAGATGCCATGCAGCAATGGCGATGTCGGCCTCTTCGAGACCTTGCTGCACAGGCGCCGGGGGTGATGGGTTAGGCGCGGTAGGCTGAAGGGGGGCTGGCGGGGGCGCGCGGCCTGATAGCGTGTCGATAGGAAAATACTGCTGCTGAATTAAGGGCACATCGCCACCCTTGACCGGCCGCATATCGAAGCGAGCGCGGGCTTCGTTCGGTGCGAAGATCGCCCGCTGCACACCCTCACCGATGGTCTTGACCTTGGTGGCGGTGTCCATACGCAGCAGTCCATCGTCGATGTCGAACTCGGTGCCGTAGATATGTCCGGTCACATCGGTCAGTCCGAGGCCTTCGTCCAACAGCAATTCGATGTTTTCGAAACGCGCCTGAAGGCATTGACTATAATAGCTTAAGTTGAGCGCTTCCACGTTGTTATACGTCGGTGCCGTTTGCGTCACGAGGAACGCTGGCACGTGGAATGCTGAGCAGATGGTCTCGGCGGTCCACTTCAGTTGCTCGATGAGCTGCGCATCGACCGGATTGATGGACATCCGCTCGAACTTCATCCCGTCGCCGAGGATCGCCACGCGGCCGACATTCTCGCCCGCGTAGTTCGCCTGCCACTTGGCTTTGACGCGATCGGCGGTTTCCTGCGAAATCGGCCCCGGTGCGATCAGCATACCAGACGGCACCGCCTGATTGCGCGACGTCTCGATCTGCTGCTTCTGCGCCTCGAGCCCCTGAATCGCCGATAGTCCACACGCGGTGAGCGGGGAAATGCCGATCAGCGGATGGAACACCGCCGACATGCGGTCGTGGATGATTTCCGACGCAGGCACGACCGAACTGTCTTCTTCGACGCCAGTCAGGCTGTCGGCATAGAGCTGGTAGTAGACCGCGCCGTCAGGAGCGACCAGAACCTTGGTGCGTGCCGGGTCGAGCACATACATTGAAACGACCACGCCGCGGCCATCGCGCTGTTTGAGGATGTAGGTGTTGCCCCACGTTAAGAGGCTGTAGATCCAGCACTCCAGGAACTGAATTCTGGTCTGGTAGCGATTTGGCTTACGCAGCACAGGACTGAACGCGGGCGCGGAAGTTTCTTCCCAGATGCCGGTGGTCGGGTCCTGCTCGACCAGTTTGATGCGGATCTTCGATACGTCCTGGGCAATGAGCGACAGGCACGAATAGACTGCGTGGTGCCGCAGGGACGTTTCCTGCGTCATGCCCATGTTGCGCTGCCAGGCGCCCATGAACGGTTCCTGGATGGTCGGCCAGAACCACTGGGAGAACGTTGACATCGGCGGCACCATAAGGCCCGTGGGTGGTGATGCCTTGGCTACGCCGTTGCGCGTGATGTCGAACCCGAGGATGCGCATCGTCGCGTTAGTCCTCGCGCGCAGCGAACAGGTCTGCCATTCGTGCGTCCTCCGGGTCTTCAGCTGGGGGAATGAACCAGTTGTCAGGATCAGACATCCAAGCTGGAACGTGGAAGGTCGGGCAGGCCAGGATCGGTGTGTCCCGCAGTTCCAGCAGCAATTGTGCGTCTACAGGATCAATCTCCGTTTCATTCGACACCGGCCTATTCCTCCGGCCGAATATCGCGACGGGAATAGCGGCCATGAATAGGTGGGCGACCACGTCTGCGCGGCGCATCGCCTTCCGGCTCCTCACCATTCTCCACAGTCGCTTCGTCAGCTTCAGCCGGCGCCCCTTCGTCCGCCCGCATCACTTTCTGCAGCAATGACGGTGCGGGTTCCGGGGTTGGTTCTGGTGGGGACTCTAGCGACGGCTCGGGTGTGGACTCTGGTGGCGGTTCCGGTGGTGCCACGACCTTCTGTGTCGGCAATGGCGGCGGTGTGCCGATGGCCACCGGCTCGAACTTGCGAGCGAGCTTGGCCGCAATAAAGATATTCCCCAGATCCTTCCCCCGCTTGTCTTCGGGCAGATCGAACTCATCGCCAGGCTGGTGAACGACGCCCTTCCCGCCAGGCATGCGCAGTTGTTTGAGGGCCTGGAAGCGCATCGGCAAGATGCTCCTGAAAAGAAGGCGCCCGAATTGCTCCGAGCGCCGAGTTAGAAGGAGTGAACGGTGGCGCCACGTAACCGCGCTCAGAAATGGATCAGCACTTCAGAACGCGGCTGGCCTCGATAGGGACGAATGTCCCAATTAGGATTACACGTAACGGGCATAATCGATCCACTGGACGCAACCTGTGCGACGCTTGCGCCAGTTGATCTCACGCTCCGCCAAGATCGCAGTCATATTTTCCTGCCAAAGGCTGCGGTAAACCGTCGAAGCAGACACCGGGCTATCCGGAGCTGAGTCGAACTGCAGCGACGCCTGATTGCTGCTGTCGATGGTGACGTTGCCATCGTCGGCGAGCAGGATTTCGCCCGGCAGGATGAACGCGATCATGTAGCCATCCGTCGGCGAGCCACCGGATGACGGCACGTTCGTGCTCGTGACGACGCGGAACCCAGCCAACGTGCCGCCGCCGGAGTTGATATCCGGGAACTCGCGCTGGCCAAGCGTGTTCAACATCAGCGAGAACGCAATCGCCTGGTTAACGTGCATGACCCACGTGCCGCCGGTCATGTCGAGATCCAGCGCGGCCATCGTGGTCAGGACCGTGCGGATGTTGGCGTGAGCGGCGCCGGCATCCGTTCCTGTCGCAACAATCGATGAGACGCCGTTGGTCAGTGATGCAGGCGAAGGACCGCCTGAACCAGTGCCCACTGCCTTCGTGCTATCGAGCAGGTCGGTGTCGAGCTTCCTAGCGATGGCCATGACCATGTCCTGACGGATCATCGCTTCCAAACTTGGATTTGAGAACCGCAGGCTTTCATTGGTGAACGCCACGAGCGCCGCAACCTTTGCGAAGGTCATGGTAATCGTGTCGAACGCCGCACTCGACATGGGTTTGGAGCTACCCTCGCCGACCCAATATGCCGTGGACCCGCTGCTCATCAATGGCACACGAATATTGAAGGGCACGCGACGCATACCGCCCGACAATTTATCGAGAATGGTTGCGGCACGAACCAGGTCAATGAACTCGCTAGCCATAAACTGCAGTTGCACGAGTGGTGACGCCCACGTGGTGTCGTAAGTGTTGGCCGGCGCAACCGCTGCCTTGAGCACCGTGGTGCCTTCAGCCGCAGCGTAGTTCAGCACGCTGGCAACTTCTGGCGTGTCCTTCCATGCATCCCGCTGTGCGATCTGCACGGCCTGCTGCAAGTTTCCCTTCGACATTGCCTGTGCGGCAATGTAGCGAACGAACGCGGTGCCCTTCTCAAGCGGCGGGCGCTTGATCTGAACGACCGACGACGTCTGACGCTGCCCGAGCGACTGACCAGCGTTCTGGCCAATACGATCACCATCGACCGCAACGGCGAGCGAGATGTTCAGCTTCTCCTGCTCGCGCAGGCGGCCGAGATGCTTATCGATCGACGCGACCTTGTCCTTCAGTTCATCGTATTCGGTCTCCTGCTCGTCATCGAGCGTTGAACCGTCTTCCGACGCCTTGCTCATCAGCTCGGACATCCGAGCCGCGTGTGCCGCTCGTGTAGATGCGTATGCGGCAATATCTTCCGCAATTGTTTTGGTTGCCATTGGTGCCTCCCGGCTTGTCTGGCGTTTAACATTCGCCGTGACGCCGGCGGGGTTCTGCTCAATACGCGCGCTCTGCTTCTGACCTGTCGCGGCCCGCAGTGCTTGCGTATCGAGGGATCTGATAAGTTGAATGGTGGCTTCTGATTGTGCCGGCACCGTAACCAAGGAAAGTTCGTGCCAGTTCCATTCCTTGAACCTGATGCCGCCGCCTTTGATCATCTCGTATTGGTCTTTGACCGGCGTGAAGCCGATGCTGACTCCCTTTACGAGACCGGCGCGCACGGTCTGCCACGCTTCGTCGACGCGATCCTTGAGCTTGCCGGGTTCTTCGACCTTGGCGATGCGTG